TTTTACTTAATGTAAGAGATATCATAGATGAATCTCATTTCGAACATCCTGGTATAAAATGGACATTAACTGAAACAATAAAATACTTTGATAAATATCATTGTTGCCCTACACTTGATACATTAAAAATTGAAGTTAAAAAAATTGATAATGATGTATTACAAACAGCAGTAAAAGAACAATTAAAACTTATCTACACTACTCAATATGATGATCAAGAATATGTTGAGGAAGAATTTGCTAATTTTTGTAAAAATCAATTATTAAAAAATGCACTAATAGACTCAGTAGATTTACTAAAAAGTGGTCATTATGATGATATTCGAATTTTAATTGATAATGCTTTAAAGGCAGGTGCTGACAAGAATTTAGGTCATGAGTATGTAAAGGATATTGAATCTCGTTATAGAGAATCAAGTAGAAAAACTGTACCTACACCTTGGGATGTATTAAATACTTTGCTTCAAGGTGGATTAGGTGGTGGTGATTATGGGTTAATTTATGGTGGACCTGGTGGAGGTAAATCATGGGATTTAGTTGCTCTAGGAGCATTCGCTGGTAAATTAGGTTATAAAGTAATACATTACACTTTAGAATTAGGTGAAGATTATGTTGGTAAAAGATATGATGCTTACTATACAGGAATTAATGTTAGTGAAATTCATAATTACCAGGATAAACTTAAAGAAATGTTAAGTGAATTTGAAGATAATATCATAATCAAAGAATACCCAGCTAAAGGGGCATCATTAACTACTATTAAATCTCATATTCAAAAAACCATGGATTTAGGTTTTAAACCAGATCTAATTTTAATTGATTATGTAGATTTATTAAAACCACCTTCAAGACGTAAAGAGAAAAAAGAAGAGATTGATGATTTACATTATGGAACTAAAGGTTTAGCAAAAGAATTAAATTTACCTATTTGGTCTGTTTCACAAGTAAATAGAGCAGGTGCAAAAGATGAGATAGTAGAAGGTGATAAATCAGCTGGTTCATATGAGAAACAAGCTATTGTAGATTTTGGTATGTCTCAATCTAGATTGAAGAAAGATAAAACAGAAGGTACCGGAAGATGGCATATTCAAAAGAATAGATATGGTCCTGATGGTATGACCTACAATGTTAATATTGATACTTCTTGTGGTCATATTGAAGTATTAGGAGAATATGATGATACTGAAGATTATAAAAATCAACAATTATCACAACCTAATACATTTGGAGGTATTTCAAATAGTGAAAAAGGTAACCTCAAAAATTTATTTCAAAATTTTAGCTTAGAAAATAACCAATAATATTTATAACCACGTCTTTAAAAAAACAAAAATATGTCATTAATAGATAGAAGAGATTTCTACAAACCATTCGAATATCAAGAAGCATTCGATTTCTACTTAGACCAACAACGCTCGCACTGGCTAGCAGATGAAGTGCCTTTAGCATCCGATTTAAACGATTGGAAACAAAAACTTACCGAATCAGAAAAAAACTTAATCGGAAATATCCTAAAATCTTTTGCACAAACTGAAGTGCATGTAAATGATTATTGGTCTTCTAAAGTATCACAATGGTTCCCAAAACCTGAAATCGTAGCTATGACTTCTACTTTTGGCTCATTTGAAGCAATCCACGCTCATGCTTATGCTAGATTAAATGAAGCCTTAGATTTAGAAGATTTTAAAGCATTCTTAGAAGACGAAGCAGCTGTAAATAAAATTGAACGTCTGTTAGACACTCCTATGGATACTCTAAACGAAAGAGCGCAGTCACTGGCCATATTCTCTGCATTCACGGAGGGTGTTAATCTATTTTCTTCATTCGCGATTTTAATGTCTTTTCAATTAAGAAACTTAATGAAAGGTACAGGACAAATTGTAGAATGGTCTGTAAGAGATGAATCTCTACACTCAAAAGCAGGATGTTGGTTATTTAGAACCATGTTAGATGAAATGCCTGAACTTAACACTGAAGATTTAAGAACTAAAGTAACAGAAGCATGTCATCTATCAGTACAATTAGAATTCGACTTCATTGATAAAGCCTTTGAAATGGGTGAAGTAGAAGGTTTAAATAGAGCCCAATTACAAAACTTTATCAAAGCAAGAGCTAACGAAAAAATGATTGAATTAGGTTATAACGCAGTTTATAATGATATTGATCCAAATCTATTAAAACAAATGGAATGGTTTGGTCATTTAACATCAGGCGTTAGTCATACTGATTTCTTTGCTTCACGTGTAACTTCTTACTCTAAATCTGTAGAAGACTGGTCAGATCTATAAAAGAATCATGGATAGTTTTTTCCCTTTACATATTTATATCAAAACATAATTATGGAAAGAGAATGTACTAAATGCAAAGAATTAAAAGGGATTGAGAATTATTATTGGGAAAATACAAGACAACGTTACCAAAATATATGTAAATCTTGTATAAAAATTAAATCTGAGATTCGATATATTGAAAAAAAAGATATAATTAGTATTAAAAATAAAGAGTGGATAAATAATAATAAAGAAAAATTTAAAGCCCTTATCAAAAAGAATAGAGGAAACTACAAAGAATATGATAAGGAATATGCTAGAAGTCATTGGAAAAGTAAAAAAAATAATCCTGAATATCAATTAAAACATAGAGAATATCAAAAAGAATATAAAAGATTAAAAAGACTAGATCCAATTTTTAGGTTAAAAGAAAATTTAAGAACATATTTTTATAGAACTATTACTTTAAAAAGTAAATCTGTATTTAAGTATTTAGGTTGTACTTTAGATGAGTTTAAAACCCACATTGAAGTTAAATTTAATCATAAAATGAATTGGGGAAATTATGGAGATTATTGGGAAGTAGACCATATAAGACCTATAGAAAGTTTTAATTTTAAAGACGAAAACGAAATAATAGAATGTTGGAACTATAAAAATCTTCAACCCCTAACAAAAAATAAAAACAGAATAAAATCAAATAAATATGAGCGTACAAGTGGACACCAGCCATTGGATTAAGGGCAAGAATTACCCAGAGTGGTTTGATCAAATAGGATTAGATATAGTTTCAAACGGATATCTCTTGCCTGAAGAAGATGTGTTTAAAGCTTTCTTAAGAGTAAGTAAAGCATCGGCTCGTAGACTAAAACGTAAAGATTTACAACCTATATTTTACGAGGCATTGACAAAAAACTGGTTATGTCTAGCATCTCCTGTACTATCAAATATGGGTACAGAAAGAGGAATGCCTATCTCATGTTTTGGAATTGATGTAGAAGATTCTATTGAAGGAATTGCAGGTTCTAATTCAGAATTAATGAGATTAACTTCACAAGGTGGTGGAGTAGGTATAGGTTTATCTCGTATTAGAGGTAGAGGTAAAACTATTAAAGATAATGGTACTTCTGAGGGAATTGTTCCATGGGCTAAAATGTTTGATTCAACTATCCTAGCAACTAATCAAGGATCAGTAAGAAGAGGAGCAGCATCAGTAAACTTATCAATCAATCACCCAGATATTGAAGAATTCTTAGGAATTAGAAGACCAAAAGGTGATGTAAACAGACAATGTTTAAACTTACACCAATGTGTATCAATTGATGATGCCTTTATGGATAAACTTGAAGAAAGAGATCCAAGAGCTTTAAAATTATGGGGTGAAATTTTAAAAACACGTTTAGAAACAGGTGAACCTTATATTATGTATGAAGATAACGTTAATAACGCTAATCCTCAAGCATACAAAAATAATAATCTCAAAGTAACAATGACGAACATTTGTTCTGAAATTGCACTTTATACAGACGAATTACACTCATTTATTTGTTGTTTATCTTCATTAAATCTTGCAAGGTGGGATGAATGGAAAGATTACAAATTCGAAAATGATATGACTTTACCTGAAGTATCTACTTGGTTTTTGGAAGGAGCATTACAAGAATTTATTGATCGTGCTAAAAACATCAAATTCTTTGAAAATACTGTAAGATCTGCTACAAAAGGTAGAGCAATTGGTTTAGGTGTGTTAGGATGGCATACATTTTTACAATCTAAAAACCTACCATTTACAGGAATACCAGCAGATACTTATACTAGAATGATGTTTCAATTTATTGAAGAAGGAGCATTAAAAGCATCTCGTGAACAAGCAGAAATTTATGGAGAACCAGAATGGTGTAAAGGAACAGGATTAAGACACTCACATCATTTAGCTATTGCACCGACAGTATCAAATGCTCACATTTCAGGTGGTGTTTCACCATCAGTTGAACCAATTCCTGCTAATGTTTATAATTTAAAAACAGCAAAAGGTGTTTTTATTAAGAAAAATAAAATATTAGAAAAAGTATTAGATGCTAAAGGGTATAACATTGATAGCATTTGGGATCAAATTCTAAAAGACAAAGGTTCAGTATTAGGTTTAGCAGATTATATCTTATCTCCTGAAGAAAAGGAAATATTTTTAACATTTAAGGAGATTAATCAATTAGAATTAGTAAGACAAAACGGAATTAGACAGAAGTATGTAGATCAAGCAATGTCTTTAAACCTTTCATTCGATCCAAATGACCAACCTCGTTTCATCAGTGCCGTGCATAAAGAAGCACATAAATTGGGTATTAAAACTTTATATTACCTTCGTACAGAATCAGTATTAAGAGGAGACAATTTACAACGTACTGCAGATAGTTGTACTTCTTGTGAAGGATAGTTAAAATTTATATTTTTTTAAAAGAAAGCCCCATTAATACTGGGGCTTTTAATATTTATTATAAATTATGTTTATGAAAAGTATGTTTTGCCAAATTGGTTGTAAGTTAATCAACTTTAAAAATTATATTATGGCTTTTAAAAACATCTTTAAAGACAGTAACGACTATAATGAAAAAACTATTATAGGATTTTTGGCATTTACAGTAATGGTAATTACCCTAGGTGTTGACCTAGTAACAAAATGCTTAGGAAGAGATATAAAAGTAACAGAGTTTATCTTTGATGCTTTTATGTATATAACATTAGGATCCTTTGGAATTGCAGGATTAGAAAAATTTGCAGCTAAGAAAAAAGATAATACAAAACAACAGTAATGAGTTTAAAAAGTTTACAGACAAAAATAAGCACAACCCCAGATGGTGACTTCGGCCCAGGTACTATGAAGAAGGCAATGGAGTTCTATAAATTAACTCCAGTAAGAGCAGCACACTTCTTTGCACAAACAGCTCACGAAACTGGAGGGTTTAAATTATTTGCAGAAAATCTTAACTACTCAGGAGATGGGTTAAAAGGTATCTTTGCAAAGTACTTTCCAGGCAACTTAAACGAACTATACGCTCGCAACCCTGAAAAGATTGCCAACAGAGTATATGGATCTAGAATGGGTAATGGAGATGAGAAATCAGGAGATGGGTATAAGTTCAGAGGAAGAGGAGCTCTTCAATTAACAGGGAAAGATAATTACAAAGCATTCTCAGATTATTTGAAAAAACCAGAGATCATGACCAATCCAGACTTAGTAGCAACTACGTACTCTTTTGAATCAGCAATGTTTTTCTTCGATAAAAATAAATTGTGGTCCATTTGCGACCAAGGAATTAGTGATAAAACTATATTAGCTTTAACAAAACGTATAAATGGAGGAACGATAGGGTTATCTCACCGTAATGAGTTAACTAAGAAATACTACGAATACGTTAAATAAGTTGCTATAAGATGAAAACCTCACTACTAATTACATTATCATTGACAACAGCATTAGCATTTATAGGTACATATTTCATGCATCTAACAGCGGATAATATTGAACAATACCTCTCAGTAGGGCTAGTTATATTTGCTGATGGATTTTTTGGTATATGGGCAGGAATTAAAAGAGAAGGCTTTCAAACTCGTAAAGCATTAAGTGTGCTCAAGACGTTTGGCTTTTGGATTGTAATGCTGTCAGCTATTTTATCAATAGAAAAAGGATTTACTGGAACAGCTTGGTTAAGTGAAACAATTATGGCTCCATTTTTGGTATTCCAATTAATTTCTATTTTAAAGAATGCCTCAATGGTTGGTGCAGTTAAGAATGAATTAGTAATACAGATATTAGATAAGCTTGATAAACATAAAGGTGAAAGAGATGTTACAAAATAAACAAAATATATTACTACTTATAGTAATTGTCTTAATTGGATATAACATCTTCAATACAAATAGTGTTAGGACAG